AAACCAAATCACGGATAGTAATAAGCCCAGCATCAGTAGAAACAAGAGTATCACCATCCAAGCAACAAGGATTCGTTCCCCAGTCTTTATCATTGGAGAAATAAAATCCCGGCTCTCCACTACCTGATTCTTTTACTCGCTCCCAAAGATCTTGGAAGTATTCTTTAGTAATCCTATGACGAAGGAGCACAACTGAGTTGTTTGCTCTACCTCTTTGTGGTGCTGTCTCCCACCAGTTCCCTGTCTTGGCTGAAATCATTTCTTGGTCGTCAGCAGAGAAAAGGGAAATAAGGGCAGCACGGCGGATACCACCAGCCAACACAGCATCGGCAATGTGGCAAATCATATCGTGAACTTCGATAGTGGTAAGCTTGTCGCCGTTTTCCTTGGCTTCAAACATACCTTGCAGTTTCACAAGGCATTCTTTTAGTGGCTGTGGTCCGGGGGCTTTACCGCCAGAAGTAACAAGGCGAGCACCCTTTGGTCGAATGTCTGAGTAGTCAAAGCGGAGCTTGGAACCGCCTTGGAAGTAAGAGCGAACCAAAGCCTTGACTGAATCTGCCCAGCCCTCGATAGAGTCATTCACTAAGAAGCGACGGGTTCGCTTTGAGTTTGGCTTTTGGATTACTGGGAGTTTCTCTACATGGTGCTTCTGAACACTATAGCCTACACCAGTTCCGCCGAGAAGAAGAAACATAATCTCTCCGAATACTCGCCAGTCATCGATTGGTGCGAAGGCACAGTTGTAAATACGGTTTGGTGCTACTTCAATTGGTTTGCCACCAAACTGCATTGACCGCATAGAAGGAAGTACCTTCTTTTGGTACACCATTTCGTAAGCAGACTCAATCTCTTCTGCTAGTTGTGGAAACTTCTTCTGGTGCATTTCCTTGTTTCTATCGACAATCTCACTCCAAGTTTCTCTCCTCTCCACTTCAGGAAGATAGCGAGCATACTTCATGTGGACTGTGATGTCCGATAAAATGTCTCTTGCTACTTTATGTTTATCTGTCATTCTTATAACCTCTTATATTTTGATCTCAGTGATTCGCTCTGTGTTTTTACAGTCGGAGCAACTGTGTTGCCTGCAATCCCCATAGGCATTACTTTTATCTTTACATTTGAAGTATCCATTTTTATTGGGAACAGAATACCATCAGGACCATTTCTATTCTTGGCAACATACATATTCCCTTTGTTCATTGCCTTTTGTTCTTTAGTCCTAGAAATCGTAAAGATAAAGTCTGCGACGAAGCATTTATTATATGCTTCTGAAATGGAACTCATATCGATTACTTCGGCATTCAATCCACTTCTGTTTGTTTGAGAGGCAGTCCAGATAGGACACTCAAAGACCTGAGCTATGCCTCGGAGTTCTTCATAAATCGACTCCAGATCATGTCTTTTCTCGCTGGTTCTCTTGGTTGTTACCGGTCTGAGAAGGTCAGCATAATCAACAATGATCATATCTATACTTATGCCTCTAGACTTAATTCTTTCCAAATGATTTTTGATTGTCGCCGTAGTTGCTGATTTTGTTGGATATTCTTTTATGATAACATTTCCATCAATATCCTTGATGTTTTCGTAGATCTGCTCTTTGAAGCTGAAGATGTCTCCAAGCTTCACTCCGGTGATACAACTATCATAGCGAGTTCCAATAACTGTATCAGACATTTCCAGACTGTAGTGAATGACTGTCTTGCCAAGCTTGACTGCTTGTGACCCAAGGTGGACCAGAGCCATAGACTTACCAGCACCAGTTGGGGCAATCACCACTCCCAACTCTCCGTTGCCAAGACCGCCCTTACAAATGCCGTCAATCTCTTTCCAGCCAGTTGTGACTGGATCTCGTTGTTTGATTTTGAATCTCTCTTCGAAGTCTAGCTTGTAGTCGTAACCAAAGTTCACATCGGTTCCCAGTTTCAAAGCATCATTGATAACACTACTAATCTCGTCGAAAGAAGAGTTGTTGAGCAGCTTTACTGATTTCATCATTGCTTCTTTTAGTTTCTGTTTCTTACAGAAATCTAGTGAAGTCTCTTTTACATAATCACAGTCCTCAATGATTGAAGTGTCTTTTAGAGTTTTTACCAAGTATTCTTTGGCTTGCTCTCGTACAACTTCGTCTTCGACCTCACTACGAAGCAGAGTAGCCATAATCTTCAGCGAGGGATAAACCTCGTATTTCTCTTTATATTCGTAAACACTCCTGACAATCGTCTGAAGATACTTGAACTCCAAGAAGTTGTAGTCAAGCACCTCTCCAATCTGGTCTGCGAACACTCTTTCTGTCAAGATAAGATAAGTCAGTTTATCCTGAAATGTCTTACCAAATCTTGAGAAATCAGTTTTTTCCGTCATTTTCCTTCCAATAGGTTGTATTCCCTAGCCCATGCTTGGACCTGCTCCAACGAGGGCTTTGTATCTGCTTTCTTTGTTCTAAACATCTGAATACAAGAAAGCAGGATACTAATTCCAATAAACGAAGCATACAACATTAGCATCCATTTTGCAAGCACTAAATCAACAAAATACATAATAAATGTCATAAAGCCTGTTGCTTTACCTAAAACAAAAAAAGCTGACGAGGCTTTCGTCAGCGGTGATAAGTCGTCCCAAAAGTCCAATGTGTTATCCCCCTTTGCTCTCTACGGATATCCTTTTGAATAAAGTAAATAAGTCGTTCCAGTCGTAAACTCCAAAGCCATCCTCAATCATCATTGCTCTCACACCAGATTTGTTGAAGTTGAACTCTGGATTGTTTAGCATTCGCCTAATGTACTGAGCACTCTGGGCTGATATGTTTGGAACATACAACTGCATCATTTTGTAGTTCTTTTCGATTATGTCTCTTTTCTCGACAACATTCTTGAAGACCTTGAGTTTGCTATCGACACCCTCGGCAAAGTCAACTAGCTCCTGTATGGTATACGATTTCTCCTCGGAAAGGAAAGGAAATCGCTTGGATACAGTCGCCAAACCTGCTCCACCAATGCCGGGAAGGTTATCACTCTTGTCCCCTGCTATTGCTCTCGCAAGTGCGAAGTTTGTTGGGTGGATCTCAAACTGGTCGAGGATCCTTTTCTTGTTTAGGATTTCCTTCTGGATTGGTCTATACAAGATAGTTGTATCGTCACATAACTGAATAAAGTCTTTGTCAGAACTTAGAATAATCTTGTGGTACTCGGACAAGGCTTGAGACTGGGAAGCCAAAGCAATAATGTCGTCGGCTTCCACATTCTCAACATAAGACTGGAGGATTGGCATTTCGTTTAGATATTCGATTAGCCGCTCCTGTTGCCAGTTCTTATTGTCCTCCTGCTCGCCAGCAGTCATGTTGTGTATGTCTCTGTTTAGTCGGACTGGTTTTCTTCCTGCCTTGTAGTTTTTGTCGATGCTCTTTCGTTTCTGTGAGCCACCGTCCCAAGCTACGAAGATTAGGTCTGGGTTGATTGTCCGACAGACAGCCTGTAGTGATTTGATAAAACCTTTTGTGCCGCCAATGGGCTGACCATTTGTAGACAGGCTGGGGTCTACAATATAGTTTCTCATGAAAAGGTTTAGTGCATCAATGAGAAGTGCTCTTTTCTTATTTGCCATACTCTAACTCGATTCCCAATTCTTTGAGGAGCTTGTCTAGTTCCTCATTTAATTTGTCTTCGTCGTCAGAGTCAGTGTAGTTGCCTTCTTCAAGAGCAGAAAGATAATAGAATGCTTCACGGATTAGTTCAGTTTTCTCTTCTAGGATCTCTCTTACTGCTTCCAAATCTTCCATAGTCTTGGTCTCCTTTATTTTTGATAGACATAACTATGTTTGATTTTGGCTTTTTGCCTCTTTTTGTCTCTAACGATTTGGAATACTTTAACAGAGTGGTGGGGGGAAGTCAAGAACTTTTAGTGGTGGTGGTAATATTTTTTCTTGTGCTTTTTCTTTTTGTACTTCTTGGTTTTGATTTTACCTTTCACAACTTTCTTCTTGTAGTGCTTCTTGTAAATCTTGGTAAACCGCTTCTTCTTGTGCTCGTGATACTTGTCATAGTGGTAGTGGCTATGCACTGAACCACCATTGTGAGAATGCCTCAAGTGATCGATAACAATAATATAATTGTAGGAGGGGTAGATAACATGATATTCCTCATAATACTCATAAGGATCGTAATGTTTTTTGGGGGAGTGGGCAAAGGCACATCCTGACAGGAGTGCGAGAAATAAAGATAGAGTGATGACTTTTTTCATGATTATAACCTCCGTTCCTTTTTTAGACGAAGGTCGTATTCATTTATTCATCCTTTTCTTCATAAAAGTCTTCTGCTTTGCCTAATCGTTGGTCGAACTTCTGAATGACTTCTTCGTCCATGATCTCATAAACTCGCTGCTTGAAAGCAGGGTCAGCCATCTTCTGTTCCCACTTGGAGGGTTGGAACTTTTCTACTTTGCCATCAGCCATTTCCATAGAGTACCAAGCACCAGCAGAACTCATATACTTTGAGCCTTTGATTGCTTCGAATAAACTCTGGTCGTCCTGAACGCCAATGTCGTCAGTTCCCCACAAGATCTTGAAGTTGCATTGTCGACCTTGTGTCCCGAACCTACTCTTCTCCAACTTGACCTTGACCTCAGAGCCGATGCGGAATCCGCTTTCATCAGTGATGTAAGCAGCCTTAGCCTTGCGACCTGTCAGCCAGATACGAAGAGAGTAAGCATAAATCATAGCCTTACCGCCGGGAGTGACATATGGAGTAGTCAAAGCCTCGGCAGGGCGGCTGGTAATGTTACTCTTCAACTGGTTCAAAACCAAGAAGGTTGATTGGCTGTTGGCAATCGGCACAGTCAGCTTGGACATACCTTTAGCCAAGATCCTAGCCTTTACAGCCATAGAAGATTGGGGATTGAAATCTCCTTCCACATCGGAAATAGCAGGTGTAAGAGCCAGAGAGTCCCAAATAAAAAGCATACGATTTTCATTATTTGCCAACAAATCTTCGATAGTTTCAAGAACAAATTCAACAGACTGAGCTTGAACATAAAGTAGAGTATCAACATCGCAACCAGCCCTTTCCAAGAAAGAAGGGTCGATAGCAGACTCTGAGTCGAAATAGATAACATCGATTCCCTTCTTCTGAGCATTAGCCGCAACTTGAGCAGCCAAGAATGACTTACCTGTTGCTTCGAGACCTGCAATCTCCGTTACTTTACCGACTGGAATACCAGCCAGTTGTCCTTTACATATAATAGAGTCTAGCCATCTAGACCCTGTTGGAATCCAATCATTTACTTCTGTTGGATTCTCTTCGTTTAAGTTGTGTGCTACGGTCATACCTGCTCGCTTATTGATAAGCTTACGCATGTCAGCCATAGACAACTTGCCTGTTTTAGACATAATATCTCCTTATAAAAAAGTAGGGGGGCTTGCGCCCCCCATACATCACATGCCCAGTTCTTTCAGAGCAGACTCAACGTCGTTGGAAGCCTCAATGGTGGGGGAGGCATACTTAGTTGTTTCGGAGGATTCAGTCTCCGCATCAACACCTTCGTTGAGGAACTCATCCAGAATGCCTTGTACATCCTGAGTAGACTTTCGCTCAAAAAGAGTGTCAAGGTCTGGTACGGAAGCTACAATCTCTTGACATGCTTCATCGCCGTCTTCGCACAATTGGGAGGATTTGCGTCGTGGCTGTACTTTCGTTTGTGGATAAAGCATACCCGGAGCTTTTCCGTAGGACAGAACAAGGTCTGTTCCGTCTTCAGGGTCGGTAATGTCGCCGTAGTCTGGGTTGAGAACCAGACTGAGGAGGGTTTCATACACGGTCTTACCATAACCCCAGACCTTTACACCCTCTGATTCTTCTCCACGAACCAGAACAGGTGAGAAGAAGCGCTGGCGAGCAAAGAGGCTTTTTGCCTGTTGTACACTCTCTGGAGAACCCTCGTTAAAGAGTTTCGTCGCAAAGTTACATACAGGGCAATCATCCCCAAAGTTGCGCTTCGGACAAAGGAAACCAGAACGGTTCCCAAGGTTGTAGTGAAAATGATGCTCCTTGAAGGGATCTTCATCAGGAGAAGGCAGAATACGAATTACATTCTCTCCTTCTTGAGGACGCCAGAAGTCAGACTTCTTCTCTCCTTTCCCTTGAGCAGCAGCAAGTTTTTGTTTCATTTTATCAAGATTAATACCCATTTTCTCTCCTTCTAAAAGTTATAAACGAACTATAAACAAAGTTAAAACAAAAGTCAAGAACTTTTTTCATTTTGTACGAAAGAAGTGCTCGCAATGAAATAAGCGTATTTATCAGCGTATTGAGTGGAAAATACGCCGTAAGATACTTTTACGTCTTTTTCTTGTGGCGAATCTTTTACTTGCGTCATAATCTTATTCATCAAAGTCTTATCTGTTTTTAGTTCCTCTTCGGGAATGGCGTAATAATAACGCTTTTCCACAACATTGTCAAGAGAAAAAAACGGACTTTCTTCACCTGTTTCTGGATTTAGGATGCCGAAAGTTGAGATTCGGCAGATATCTTTGGGGTCAGACAAAGTTCCTACCACTGGCTTTGAATGGTTGAAAACATTTGTCATGTGTATGGTTGCTACGATAACTTCATTTAAACTGTCGTAATAACCCATAATCGGTGCTCCACCCAAGATTTTATCTATCTGCTGGTTATCAACCGCATAGAACTGCTTAAAAACGCCAGATCTAGCATATTGCTGCAACACTCCAAAAACAAGATTAGTTTGCAATCTTCTTGTCTCAGATAGAGTATCGACATCTGGGTGAATATATAAAACACTTATTGGACCTTTGCCATGGATTTGCTCTAAGACACGGAGGGCAGCACCAGAAATAATGCTAGCTCCCGATACAATAAACAGGATTTCACCTTCGACATCACGAAGATGATTTCCAATCATGGGAAAGTTCTGCTCGTATTGTTCTGGGTGGTCGTACTTTGGCACACGAATAGTTGCGCCCTCTTCGTGGTCTATTGTGATTGCTTTGTATTGTGGGTGCTTTGAAAATGCTTTAGTCAACTTATAACCAACATTTCCTAGTCCAATTAGTATATCCATAGTCTTTGCATTTTCCCATAGTTTCTGCCACCACAGGCATTTGTTCTGAATCTTCCAAAGGGCGTGTCTTGGAACTCCCAATAAATCATGTTGATAAAGTCACCGTCCTCTTCAGCATAGTCTATCACAATACTGTCGTGAATGATAAATGCTATCTTTGACTTTTTTCCTTTTAGCATCTCGGACAAGATTATAGCCTTGTCTAAAATCAAATCACTACAAGTACTTTGGAGTATGTAGTTGAGGGCATGATAGTGGTCGCTTGGGATTCTCCGATGATATGTAGTTTCTACGGTGTTGCCGTCCCAATAGCTCTTTACAATAGCTTCCCTATCATAGAGCTTGGCTAGCTGCTCATCTTCGGCATTTGGATTGTAAAGCCATGAAAAAATCCTCTTCTTTGCCTCATCTCTGGTTAGCTTACCACCAAAGAGTTCATAAGAGTTGTACTCATGCATATCACCATGGGGCTGCTTCTGCCCTAGCAGACCAAGCATGACCCTGAGTTCAGCAGCATTGTAGTCTAGTTCGACTAGCCATTGGTTGTTTGGTTTGATAATCTTTCTGAACTTCTTATCCATGGTTAGGATTGGGAAGGAATTCTTTTCTGTTGTTAGTCTACCTGTCTTTGTGCCGAATACATTATACTTTATGTATGGCTCTGTTCTCATTATCTTTTTGTAGAAGTCTTTAGTTCGCTGGTCTGACAGTTCGTTGTTGAGAACAGACAAATCAATGTTTAGTTTCTGGTGCTTAAGGTCAGTGGTTATCTTAGTGATGTCGACCAAGTTTTGATAGTTATAAGGTCGCTCATATGTTTCAAGGACATGTTGTGTGATCTTGTCTTTTATGGCACAGAATTCTTTTAAGAAGCCCTCGGGCACAAGATCAAAAAAGCAATGGTCGTTTAGAGATACCTTTGCTGTGATGAATGATTTGTAGAATGCTCCCATCTTTTTCCAGATGCGATCATAATCTTCTTTTAGTTCAGGGGGGCAGACTTCGCCTAGTGATTTTCCTTCGCAGTATATGTTGGCATAGTCCAACTCTAGTTCACGAAGAAAAGCGGCATACTTCCAAGTGGCTGTGCCGTCTTGGGGCAAGTCTTTGTAGATTTCGCCATCAACATAAATGCCAACGCACTTTTCTTTTTCATCTAAGGTTTGGAATAACAAGGCGACCTTCTAGTAGTATTGCTTCAAATATTGTTGAATATAACTTAAAGAAGACTCTTTGTCAAGATTTAAATAAAGATTCTCTATTTTTGCGAGACTGTTCTTTACTTTCGCAGAGGATATGTTTTGCTTAAGTTCTCTTAAGCGAACTAAGAAATAAGTCTTGTACCAGAACAAGTCATCATACTGTTGATCAAAATCTTCTCTAGATATCTTGTTTCTGTAAACTTTGCTAACCTGAAGTGGGTCGTAGAAGAAGTTCGTGTTGTAAAAATCTTTTATGTCTTTTGATGTTTGACATGGCTTAGGTATCGAGACTTGAGGAAAATTAGTTGCAAACCTCTCATAAAAGTCGAACATCATGTTTTTCAGATTTTCAATATCCATGTCTTGGGTTCTATAATAATATTCATTATAGAAATCTTCATTGCTCCATGGAGTTGTATTTAAAATCTGTAGCTGATGGATGTGTGGCTCAATACCAACGTTCGGATCATTTCCTTTTGGCGTTGCAGATGGAACTATTCTATAGTTTATGATCTGATGAGAATGCTCTTTCGTTATGTTTTTTGGTGAGCCATGCGAATCTGTAAACCCATTTCCATTTTCATCAATAAAATATTTGTGTGCATGGGTCGAACCATCTTCCAAGTAAGGGACCGTTGTGTATTCAGTTAGCCCTTCTCTTGAAAGCCGATATAGACGAATGTAGTTTCCGATGTACTTCTTCATTCTCGGAGAGTTTATGTTGGCGACAAGTCTCCATGGTGCATGTTGATCAAGCATAAATCCAAAAGAAGCTGCTGCTGTTGCATATTCTTTGAAGTTCTTGTTGTTAACATACTTATCAAACTTTTCATAATCACTATCATGATCTAAGTTTTCTAACTCAATGCACAATCCACTGAACATAGGATTGTAAAAAGAAGACTGAAGCATCCCTGTGTAGGTGACTGGAATGTCAAACTCTAGAAAGTTTAGGTAGAAGTTCATGAAGACATCCATGAAACTTTCGAAGTCTTTTACCATGGCTCTGGTTTGAATATCTAAAAATGTTTCATTGAAAGAATCATAAAGCCCTTCTTGGATTTGAGAGAATACTCCATCAGAATTTGTCCAAGCTTTTTTTGCAGACATGTCCATTTTAAGTCTGCCGCTGTCTTCCATCATTTTTATAATGCCTTTGGTTTTCATATAGAAAGACAATTCTTCATAAGCATCTGCAACAAAGTTTAAAGCAAACAGTGTCTCTTTGGTTCCAACCAACTGCTTGAAGTAAGCAGTGTCAGGTATCATGTATTCCTTATTCGAACTCATTGCGCCATATCTAGATTGCTGACTGTCTCTGAAGTTTATTGGTTTTGGAAACAGTGGATCTGTAGCTGTAGGATAGAAAACGTCATATCCTCTTCTTTGCCTGAAAAGATCTTTTGATGACAGCCCAGTGGACCCATATAAAGAAATGTCTTCGTATTTTTTAAAAGTCACTTAGCTATCCTCCAGTTCCCTCGATGGATGGTGTGTCGTTTTGATTATTCAAGTCCCTTGTAGCCAAGGGCTTGGAATCTCCTTTGCCAATACCTCCAGTAGAGCTTTGCCACTTTGCTGTAATAGTGGTCGTCCAAAACTGTTTTTCGATTTTGTTTTCTACATTTGTAACTAGATAATAACCCTCAAGACCAAGGCTACTAACCAACTCTTCAGAGTCTGTATATCCAGTAATCTCTGGTAAGTTTACCGTTGAATAAATATGCATTCCCGGATAAAATATAGCGTTTCCTACCATCTCTATTGTCAAGTCATATTGATTCCAAGCTTCTCTGTATTCTTCTCCCTTTTCCATTGCCCGTGCAGCCATCATTTCTGTTTGATAATTCTTTTTAACTTTCTGAAAAGAATAGCTTAGATCGATAGCGTCGTATGCACCACCTAGAAGAAACGAATAGATTCCTCTTTGGGCTCGCAAGTTTGTTATACTAACTCCCTTCGAAACATTCGAAGAGCCTACAGAAAAACCAACTTCATTAGTACCATACATGTAGAAATAGTTGTAAGGAGTAATCGTTTTTGCACTGTCAGACAAAACATCTACGGTTTCTATTTCAGAATATTTTTGAAGAAATCTCATGTTTTCTGGATTAGATAGGTTAAATCTTGTGCCATATCTGTTGTCGCTTGGTCTTCCCAGATAAGCAGGATCTACTCCAAATGACAATGTTGGATCTGATTCTCCGACAAGGGGCAATGTGGTTATCTTTACTTGTACTGGGTCTTTATGGCTTTTGCCAAAGTTGTTTGTTCTTGAGTTAATTGCAGGGCTGATCAACTGCGTTGCCAAGTCTTGAAGAAACTTGGTAACATCGTATTTGTTGATGTCTTTTTCTACAATATTCTTTTTGAAAAACCTCAAGAAATATTGCAAACTTATCGGGAAGTCAGCTAGATTAATATTGACTTTTTTATTTGGATCGCTGCTTTGAGGATCTGGTGCAGTTATAGAGCCCAATATCAAACCTAACTTTGCTTCATTCATCTTTGCATACATCGTGCCATTTGATTCATTAGCCAAAGCTGCGTCGATGATATCTCCAAGATATACATAATAAAACTTATAAGTATCTCCAACTTTTGATATGGGTCCTCCCCCGGCAAGCCTAGCATTGACGAAAGATCGCAACTCATCTTCTTCAGTAAAGCCATCGCCGATAGCCTTTTTTAGCTGTGCTACAGCTTTTGCAGCATCATTGGCTGTCACTTGTTGAATTATGTTTTCCGTTTTTTTAATGTTCTTTGAAGCGTTCTTTGCTGCTTTTGCCTTTGCTCCTTGCACTTCTGCTTGACTTTTCGCTAATGAATCTTCAGTAGCAGCTTCCGGAGTTAGTACTGTTACTGATTGAGCAGCTAGTTCTGCTTCTTGTTGAATGAGTGCTTTTATTTCTTCAGTCGCTTCATTAGAAAACAAAACTAGATCTTTTGTTTTCAACTCAGTTTCATACACTTTATTGCTTCTAAATATATTTTCTAGAATAATATTATATTTTGCTATTTTATTTTGAAAGATTAATCTATCATTAATCTCTTGTATTTTTTTATCGTAATCGGCTTTAGCAGTTGAATACTTTGATTCAATGTCTGTAAGGGCTTCTTGGATTGCTTCGATATTAGGAGCATTAGAATTATCTTCAAAAAGATCTTGCCTAACGCCTGCACCTGTATCATTTGCAAGAGCCACTAAAGCAGTTGAATAAGCAGCGTTTCCTTTATAAACTCTTTTTTTAAAATCCTCTAATTGCTTTCGCTTTGAAGGATCAACTCTAGAGTCAGCCATTGGAGTTGTGATGCCTTGTTTTTCTAAAGTTTGCGTTATTTGGTTATAACCCCTAGCAGCGGAGAGAGCAGCTTGAATCGCTGGCAGATTAGACTGGATTACTTCAAGATCTTGTTTTAAGCTGGTAGCTATGTTTCTGCCGCCTAAATCTTCCGATATTTGTTGACTTGACATGATCTTACCAGCAAATATATCGAAAGCAGCTTTCTTGCTGAAGTCTTCGATAAAAGAAACGTAGTTTAAAGTCAAGAGCACAGAAGAATCATTTTCCTGAACTGATATATCATAGTCTACCAATTCAAGCTCAAGCAATATATTGTTTATTTCCGATGAGACTTCTTTTAAATACTTGGTTGTTTCTGGATCATGATTGAGATCATTGTATTCATGATTGGATGTGTCATATCCAATCGCAAGCCTGAGTGAATATCCCTCGTATGCCTCTTGATTGGTTGTTCTTCCTTTCGAAAATGTGATTAGATTCTTGAGACTAAATCCGTTGGCGTGGGCGTAATCAAAAGCCAAAAGACTTTCTAAAGTAAACTGTATAGTTACATCTACCATTCTCGATGCAGCGAAAGGATTTTGATTTTTTAAAGTAAAGTCCAATCCAGTTAAGCCATACTTTAGCTTTTCATAGTTTGCGCCAGAGCCATCAAGCGCCCTCAGTAGCTCCTCTCTTCTTTCCGGACTGGCAGTTCTTAGCTCTTGTGCTCTTTCAACTTGCTTGCTTGTGTTTTCGTTTATCTTCTTTTTGATATTGAAAAAGTTATCTAAAGGGACCGCTTCTGTTCTTAAGATTTGAGATTTGTCTAATGGATCTCTATACACTCTCTGCATTTTTATAACAGGAGTCATTTCTCCATCGAGCAATCTACCTTTTCTAATAAAAGTTATTTTGTCCAACCCTTTGGCTGCACGGATCTCGGAAAGAACTAGGGGGGAATTGGGGTGTTCATATATTTTGAAGCCCTGAGCACTGTATCCATTTAGATTTTGGTCTCGCCCAAAGTAAGCATAACTATGCAGATCACCATATAGGATATTTTGTTCTGCTTGGATAAAGTCAATCTTGTCTCTTTGATTGCCAGAAAGCTTGTCTTGAACAGCTTCAAGCGTTTTTGAATCACTCATTTTAGTATCCTATCGCTGCTAAAACCTGCTCCAAACTTATTGGTACTCTGATAATGTCGCCATATTCTAGCAACTCTTCATTGGGCAATTGATTATAAAAACCGATAACCCACCAATATGAAGGGTTTCCGTAATACTTGTGTGCTAACTTATAGAAGTGATCTCCCAAGGTCCAAACATGATTAACTGTTCTAATAGAAGCACGAACTTCCGGAGGAGGATAAAACAACTGCGGAGTTCTGTATTGATTGACCGAAGAGACACCTCTTCTTTTTAGAATAGCTCTGTATCTATTTGATTGATTTTTAGCTACTGATCTATTTTTATATCTAGATGCCATTTATTGTTTCCTCGCATGAGCCATGGCAGCCGCATCAGTTCCGGGTCTAAAAAGTGGACCTTGCTCTTGTTCTCTGAGTCTTTGCAGTTTCTCTAGCATTGCTGCTCTTTCAGCAGTATCGGCTGCTTCTGCCAGTGCCTGATTCTCAGGTTTTGATGCCCCTTGAGTTGAAAATGCTTTCTTTCCCCCGACTCCATACGGGAACGTTCTAAAGCTATCAACGGCATCCTCTTCTCCTGTTTGATTAGAGCCGTCCACATGACCTGTAATTATAGTGTGGTCTGGGAAGAATGTAAAGGAAACTTTTATATACTTTGGATAGATTTCTTCTTTTGAAATCTCGAACACTCCATCTTCCAAATCAAAATCTACACTAACATTTGACAAATATCCCGGAAGGTGCTGTTTGTTTGTCGAGTTCACGATCAAGTTCATCATCTTGATGGCAACCTTTGGCAAACTAGTCAACTTGATTTCCGATCCAATATCTCCTGCTTTGGCTTCTGCACTATACGAAGGATAACAAAACTGTGCTAGTTTAGATAAGTTTTGCATATTTGATCTAGCAAAGTTTATATTTTCTGCTACCAGTTGTATGGTAACGCTCATAGATCTAGGTGTTCCCTCGTAAGGTCTGATTGGATCGGCATTCCCATACGCTTGCTTTTCTCCGTAAGATACACCAAAAGAATCTTGAAAGCTAGAAACATAACCAGATCTAAACTCCAAAGAGTCCCCCGTTCCCTTAAGGTCAATAACGGATAGTATTCTTCCTCTAACATATGATGTAAATGCGTTATTCATCTATTCTTATCCCAGTTCTCTATTCATTGCTCTCACAACTTCTTTTTGAAACTGTCTTCCTCCAATGTTAAGACCAACCTCAATAGGTCTTTGGTCTGTTGGCTGCTCTGTATTACCTGCTATTTTTTCGAGGACTTGCACCATTCTTTCGAATGTTCCATCTGATTTTCTAGTATCCCTTAGAGCGTTTGCTGTCTCCTTTAATGTGGTCGCTAAGTTGCCAGATTCCTGTGCTCTTATGACACTCATAGGCTGAACAAACTCTCCTCTAGGCGAGGGTCCTTCTCCTGCAATAAATGAGGAAGTAATATTGTCTCCACCTACCCTGAACGATTGTGGCGTAGTTGATGTTGCAGGCATTTGAATCCCTGTTTGACCTGTTAAGGAAGTTACAATATTGCCTGTAGACAACTCTGTCAATCCAATTTGACCAACCGGGGTTGTTTTTTGTGGCTTGGGTATAGCGGCTCCTGCTGCCGCAACACCGACTCCAAAGCCAGCCAAAGCGCCGATGGGACCTCCCGCTGCGAAACCTGCCAGAGCACCTACGACTCCACCGAGTGTCATGCCAAATAATCTTGTTTCGTTGTTTGCTCCATTAATAAAATCGGATATCTCACCGAATAAAGAAAAGGCTCCATATATGGCAGCACCGATTGCGATGATAGGGAACATTGATGTAGCAAGAGCCTTAAATGCTCCGCTTAGTGTCGTCACCGGGACTGTTGCGGCAGCAGATGCGGCTCCAGTTGAAGCTATCCCAGCAGAACCGGCTGCTCCTGATGGTGCTGCTGCTGCCATCGATGCGTTTAGACTGGTTTGTGCTGCGGTTTGCATAGGCACCATTGACATAGTTTTTTGATCAAAAACATATTTTGCTTCTTGTGCTGCCACATTCCTTACAATCGAACTTGTATTAGCTTCAGTTGCCGCTGTGCTAGCCACAGTCTGGGCTGTAGTAAAGCCCATGGCTGCACCTATGGCTTGAAGCCCTGATCCAGTAGTGGTGTAAAAAGCCTTTAACTTCATTAAGCCAGAGATTCCAGCAACAACTGCTGAAATGCCAGCGCCAACTGCTGCGAACTGCCCTGCAACACTGTTCATAAACTCTGAAAGTGGCGCAAAGAACGCAGCTAACTGTTCTACTCCTGCACTTAATTTGTCAACCGCACTGCTAGCTTCTGACACCATGTTGGCAAACTGCTCTTCCTGAGACACCATCGCCTCTTGTGGAGACAGCGTTCCTTCCATCATGGCACGAAGATTTCCAATACTAATACCGAAACTGTCTGCAAGCATTTTTTGCTCGAAGAAGTTCATGTTTTCGAAAGACTTTCCGGCGGCATCAAAGCCACTTCTTAACATTTCAAGTTGAGCAAATGGACCCTCGGCTGCTGCCATCACTAAATCAAAAGTATTGACAAAAGAACCACCCATCACAAGATTAAAAGAAGCAACTTTATCTGCCGCTTGATCAAACGTATCCAAACCTTCAGAAAGACTGAAAAGGTTTTGTCCGAGTTCTCCAACTTCTAGACCCAAAGATTTAGCTGTCTTTGCGGTTCTCATAAAGATTTCCGGAGCTTGTCGACCGAAAGCAGCGAGCTTAGGCTCCAGTGCAGTGAACTGTTGAGCCAGCACTTGTGGAGGGATTCCTGCCTGCCTTCCTTCTACTGCAAAGCGTTTAAGTGTAGACTCGGCTTCGGAGACTGCCATCCCCAATCCAGAAACAAGAAAATCAAAACTATCACCTGTTGTTCTGGTATCTACTCCGAGTTTTTCTAGACCGGCGGCAGTTGCAGCCAATTGCACTCTAGTCTGAGGAGCTAATGTCGAGAACTTTGTGAAGTTGACAAAGAGGTCTTGAAATGCCTCAGATGCATCTTGTAAGCCAATGCCCAACTGTGATGCTTGCCTAAATGTTGCGACCATTTCATTGTTGAAATCTCTAGAAGCACCTGTCGTTTTTACAAACGAAGTGGTCAACATATCCATCCTGACAGTTAGTTCTGTCGTATTTGAAATAAAGAACGAGAACAAGTTTCCAAAGTCTAACATCTCGCCGAGAGAAGACACAGCACCTTGTATTGCGGCGTCAAAACTTCCTGTTTCGCTCCTAGATCGTATTAAACTACCAACAATCCCTTGATCTAAGTCAGGTGTTAACTTAATCAGGCTACCCATAGATTCAACAAGACCGGCACCTGCTCTAACACCGTCGTTCATTGCGGCTGTAAGTCTTTGTTGTTCTTGTACATTTTCCCTGACTAGTTCGAGTCTTTGATTTAAAGCCTTAAGCTCTGCTCTAGCCTCATCAGTTCCCTCTGAAACAAGCCTTGTTCTTTCTTCTTGAAGTGATTTAATCTCATCTAAGAGCGCTATCTGATTGTTGTAGTTGTTTAGGGTGATTCTTCCAACCCTCTGAGCTTCAAAAAGTTGGTTCTTATATGTATCAACCATCTGCGCTGATTTGTCAGAAGTGGCTGAGATAATCTCGTTTAACTCTTGTTGTAAACGCAGTTCTTCCTTGTACTGATTAGCTAACTGTTCGGCTTGCGTAATGTGCTCTCCGTTAAGTCTGCTCACTTCAGCCTGAAGTTTCACCTGCTCTTTCAAAGATTCTCTTGCTTTATCAAGAAGCTGGTTGATTATCTCTTGCTGTTCTGGGGTTGTTTCATCTGCCATACACTAATCTCTATTTGAAGGGCCACTTCATGCCTGTCTCTTTTTCAAAGTTAGCAATTGCCCTTTCAAGCTTATGTCTATTGCCCAATGTTCTCGGGTCTGAAAGCCCATGTTTCTCAAAGCTTTTCAAGTATCTTCTTTCATTTCCCAATGCCCTAGCAAAGGAAGAGACCTGAGAGTTTGTCCCTCTTAGTCTAACTGGTATAAAGGCTTGTGGTCCGCCGAACATATACTTAAGAAGTAGCTCGATTTGTCCTGCCAATACCCTTAAAGACATTTCATCAAGCTGATTTGATGACAAGTCAATCTCAATGGGTGCCATTTTTTCTTCGTTTATGGTGCTCATAGTGGCAATCCTCCAGTATAAATAGTTGTAAATAGTAAAAAAAAAGACCAAAAACAGATCTTGTCCTTGGTCTATTATCTAGATTTCCTTTTAGCTTTTTCTATCTCTTCTTTCTGTTGTTCGAAGTGCTGTTCCAATCTTGTCAAAAACCACCGTCTAATCATGATTGGCAAGTTATAAGCTTCGATAAAACTCCAGCCTCCGTGATGCTTCAGCAAAAACAGTTCTTCATAAACTGATTGAATGTATTGATCACTTAGGCCAAAAAAAGTCAGTGCTAAACGGTACCTCCATTTCTTGCTCATGGCTGCACTCTGGGCACTCGAAATGTTGGGCAAGGTCAACATTCGGGATAATCTCTTTGTAAGCTCCTCTAAGGTATCTTGAATCCAAAGCTGGCATTACATCGACAAAGTTTGAAATGTCTTTTCTGTCTTCGCTGCCATTAACAGAAACAATGTATTTTTTCATTTGATCTGTCAATCCAAGTTCAGGAAGTTTGTTTTTCTTTCTAACTTTGTTTGTATTAGTGATTGCCTTTTCATCTCTTCCGGTAAAGGGTCGAACTTGAACTTCAACTCCAGAATTTGGAAGGGTTAAAAGGAAAGTTCCATTAGATGTCTGCTCTGCCTCATAGAGACCTGCTTCTGCTTCAGTAACTCCAACCTCATCCAAATCAAAGGTATTTTCTGAAATAGAACCACATGCAGGGCAAAGAACCTTTGTATTATAGTCTGCACCATAACCAGTAATTCTGGCAGCGACCAAAAGCGCATTCTTGTCGCCGACAAGCAAATCATCAACATTGACATTCTTGTCTACCAATACACTTTGAAGAAGCCTATCTAATACAACCCCTTTTGTAATATAGGATTTGTTAACCAGAATATCTTCATCCTTAGCAGTCATGTGACGAATCTCCAAAGACTCGACATTGTGCAGAGGAGAGCCCTCTGGATAAAACTGCCCCTTGGATGGTAAGTCAACAATCTCTGTTGCTACCACAAAGGACATACTTGGTTTTTCTTGGATTAGTTCTTGTGTGGGGGGCGATTCGTCAGGAGCCAATGGTCCACCGAATCTATTCTCATTATCTCTAATGCTCATTTAGACCTCTCTTTATAAATAAGTATACCACTTTTAAATAAAGAGTTTAAATATTTTTTATTATTGAAGGTCAGTAAGCTTAGACAAGCCAGAGCCGATTGGAGCATTTGCTGCGTTAGGATATGACTGCTCTGTTCTTACCAGATATGTAGCAAAATCATAACGAAGTTCGACATCCATCATTACGAGAGAATCGTCACTGTAGTCGTAGTCTCCCATCGATACATTCTTCATCCAGCAGTTGTGCATCTTCCATGTATCAATAGGCTCTCCGTTGGCACCCAATGATGAAAGCTCGACAATTCCCATTACAGAAGTTGCCTGTGCTTTCGACATTGTTCCATAACTAGCGCCAGCATTCGCTGCCAAGTTTGCTGGGATCTGATACCCAGCCGCACCTAAAATACCCATCAAAAGACCAGTAGCATCTGGACCTACCGGATCTACAATAGAGAAGGAAACCGTTTGCCACTCTACACGACCGGGAAAGTAAAAGGTGTGGTTGAGGTATGAATGGGTAGCTTCTGTGATGTTGAAACTAGGTCTTGTTACCTTTGTTACGAGGTAACTCGCATTCGCTCCCGCATTAGGAAGAGTAAGCAAAAATCTATACTTTCTTTTTGGTGAGGTTGTTGGGTCTGCCCAAAATTTCTTGTCTGCCATTGTATTAGGTTTCCTTTATTAATAAATAGTGGTTATTTTATTTTTTAATCCTCAAATCCCGCACCGGAGTTAGTGATAACAAAGTCGATTGCGAAGAACTCAACAGCCTTAGTTGGCTTCAAGAAGATCTTTGCGTAGATAACGTTTCTATCAATAAGATCTGGCGTAGTTGTTGTTTCATCGAGGACAACTTTGAAAGCATCCAATCCGAAGTCGTTCTTAATGCCGAACAAGAAAGGATTAACTTGGCTTGTAAATCTTGCCCAAGTTGCTGGCACGTTTGGCTCGAACAACAAGTTAGCTGCGATTCTAGAGATTTCTTTCTTCACGAAGATCATCAAACGTCTAACATTGATTCTATCCAAGGCAGAAGGTGTTACCTGAAGGGTCTTTTGACCGAAGATTACGATACCTTCATTTGGGAAAGAAGCGATTGGGTTGATGTTTGCATCGTAAAGCGAATCTCTTTCTTTCGAAGTCAACTTGCTTCTAACGTTTGTTACAGGGATACCTGCTGCACCTGCGGAGAGACCTCCACGGTTAAATCCTGCTGGTGCAAACCATGGTGCTGCTTGGTTGTCGTTAAACGACATTGCACCGAAAGCTGCAACCGAAGGTGGTGCCCACAAGCTTGCGCCTGTGATTGTATCGCTGATTCTAACCCATGGGTAGTAAGTTGCACCGTAGCTTGAGTTCAATGCTCTAGCAGTCATGTTGTCAACAACTTGTCTTACATGGTTAGTTGCAATTCTATTTTCTTCTGTTCGTGCGTCCGCAGAAGCAGGCGTGTATCCACCTTTAGGATCGATAATCGCCATAGCATCTCCACGTCCCTCGCAAGTATTGATCATGTGAGTCGTGAGACCTTCGTTAACAATACCCGGAGCAGTTAAGAGATTACCTTCAACAAACTCAGGATCAGCAAACATATCGATTGCTTTTCTTACAGAGTATGCCATTGCGTATTCTGTTTCTGGAGCGTTGTCTGGGATTGCTGCATCAGTTCCATACTGCTGGAATGGTTCCTTTTCAAAGATGTTGAAACCGTTGAACCCACCAAACATTGGAGCAGTAAACTGATCAAATCCTTTGTCCAAGATTGCCTTGTATGTTCCTGACATAGCAGTAGCAGAAGTTCCGAGTGCTCTTGAGCCTGACTGATAGAAGACAGATCCCAAAGCGGTTGCAGTTCCATCTGCATCAACAACGTCGTCCAATGAGAAGTACCAAGAAGTTTCTGTTTCAGAGTTGTCTGCCACAAAAGAGCTAGCTGCGCCTGCCAACGGGTAGACCACATCTTGCATCGACTGATCATACACAACCGAACTGCCAGTTCTAGTGAATGTTGCACCGAAGTAAGCATCTTTCTGATTTGCCAACTCGCCTGTGCTTGCACTCAATCTCAATGGAACTTCCGGGAAGTTAATCGAAGCAGTAAGTGGCGCAGCCCAATCAGGTTCCACCATTGTTCTAACTCTATTGGCAGATCCAGTAAGTGATCCAAAGTTCATAGGATATGAAGAGCCGGAACCCAAAACAACTGGCGTTACTAAAGTCGTAGTGGTCTGATCGCTGAATCCTTCTTCTTGATTTGCAGAAGTAATTGTGAAGTCGCTATACTTGATTGGTCCTTCGTTACCAAACGGTAACACCTCTGGGTTGACCTGACTTGCATCTACTGCTGGTGCCATTTCAACTCTAACGATATTTGAGAGGTTTTCGTAAGTTCCATACTCAACAACTCTTCTTTCTTGCTCATCCCACTGGTAGTATCTATCACCAATCTTTTTGGCAAGATAGTTAGGAGAACTTGGATCTAAGTTACAGTTGGAGTAGCGCTCAACATAAACTCTTGCGCCGTCATTATCTTTAATATCTCTGATAGAAACTGTGAAAGAACCGTAAGGATTGTTATCGTTTCTTGAGTATCTGATGTCTTCGATAGAAATCTTGTATCTTCTTTGCTCTTCTTCTCCAGTGCTGATTGTGTGAAACTTAAACAACCTATCAACAACTCCCTGACCAACCTCTGGGTTGTATTCTGGGACAAGTTGGTTCAAGTCACTGTCAGCATCTCCTGCTGTGTTTCTCAAATCTTGAGAGAAGAACCAGCCAGTCTGTGCAGCTTGAGTTGCGTACTTGAATTTTCCACCATCATCTACATTTGTTTCACCACCAAGCTGCAAGATAACACCATAGCAGCTTGATCCTGTGATTGTGTCTACGACCGCTCTTTCATATGTTTGACCAAGGAAGTAGCTCTTTACAACATCTGAGTCTGTATCAACCAAGTTTGTATTAGTCTTTGTTGGATCAGTATTGAGGACTTTTCTAATGTAGTTGTTCGAAGATCTGCTAAAGTTGATTACAGTTTCTTCGATAACACCCTGTGGGTTAGCTGGATTAGTGGTTCCACCAGCAGCACCGTCTTGATTAATCAATCTCAACTTAAAGCTGTAGTTTGGCGCACCATCGAGTGATTCAACAAACACATTAGAACCTGTAGCAGTCGTACCGTTAACACTTAAATCTCCACCTCTGATAGTTCCGGAAAGGATCGGCGCACCATATCTGGAGTAAATAACAGCAGCCAAGGTTCCATCAACATCTTCGACAGTTCCGCCAGCGCCGAGGGTGCCTCCAGTAGAACCGGAGTTGATTAAGAACAAACCATAAGCACCGCCACCGGTTCCATCAGTACTTCCACCGCTGTTTCTGCTTGTATCGGCGGCTGTCCAACCTGCTTTTGCTGTAGTCTCATTTGCTGCTTGGCTTGATTGATCACCCAAAAGGCGAACAAAAGTTAGAGGAGAACTATTCTTTAACCATGCCTGCGCTGCATATGCTGCAAAAGTCGGTGCCTTTGGGACGCCACTTCTCCATTGATCACTAGCTTCTTGTCCAGCAACTGGATCTCCAAAGATAGTAACAAATTCCGAAAATGACTGAACAGTTGTTGGGATAAAGGCTGGTCCTCTTCTGGATCTACCGATAACAACAGGTCCAATAGCATCGCTTATTTGTGGTAACTGAGAGTTGTCAATTTCCTCGATGAATACTCCCGGTGAGACAAACTTAAAATTTTTCGCTGACATTAGTGTGTTCTCCTTTCAAACGCCTGATATAAAATGACGATATTATTTCTTTAATAAATAGTGCTTCGTTTTATGAAAGTCCTAAATTATTCTCTATACTTGCCGTCCACTCCCTTATTTTTATAATTGTTATTCCCAGTGAGTTCATCTTCCAAGACAACACGTTCTCTCGGGATTCTAAATTCGACTGCGTTTTCTCTAACAGCAAAAGTAGGAGTAGGTTGATTTTTGTCTTCTCCAATTAAGTATCCTAAAACTTCTATACTTACCTTTGTTTCGAATTTTCTTTCGTCATTGTCCATTGAGGAGATATTGTTATTCAAATCATAGGTGCCCTGAATAAATGCTTCGTATTTATGCCCCTCTCTTTCTACCAAGAAACTATTGATTGTTCCCGGTTTAGTTACGAAAGGCTGAAGCAGTTCATTCATTTGCTGCTGATATTCTGTTCTCAAGGTTAGTTCATAGTTCATTGATACATAAACTATTGGAGGGATAGAGATATATTCGTATACAACTTTTTTTGTTGCTTTTCTTGCAAACTTCGGTCCAACTCTATTGTTGTATTTTCTGCTGGCATCTGCATTTGCAAACTCTGATGTTTTCTTTTGGTTTATCCTTCTCGCAATAATAAGGTTACCGCCCTTTTCTTTTTGAGTTTGGATTGGAAACTGGTTTCCATAAAAGCCACCTCTTCTATTCAAGTCTTTGTTGACAGAAGTTCTTTCTATGGTTATCGCTGGCAAGATGATTGTGCCTTCGTTGTCTCTGTATTCTGGATTGTTTTTGATCTGGAATGCTCTTTCGGCAGAAGCCCATATAACAGGGACCTTTTCCCAGCCGTCTTTACCAGTTACTTGAAGATCTAGAAACCCATTGATGTAATCATATAGTGCATAGTCTACTGTCTCTATTGTAGATGGAGTAAACTCAAGGTCGTCATCATATATGGTCTTATCTTCTTGTGGTATTCCTGTGTAGTTAGACATATGTTTACCTTCTAATATGCATCAAATGTGCCTTTTCTTGCTCTTACGCAGTTTGCCATGATCTCATATTTATAATCTACTTGACCAAAAAGCTGCTTTGGCTCATTTAAATCTAAAATTTCATAATGGAACTTGCCATATAATACGAAATCGCCTTCTCTCACAAAGAGATTTTGATCTTCTGTTAATCTTCTCTTGTGAAAATAGATCTTGATTCTAGATCTCTTGTCAATTCCAAGATTAGTTGTCGTTGTTTCCTGTCCTTCCCAGCCAATCAAGGCGTAAACTCTAATAGGTGGCAAGAAAGTCTTACCAATACTCTCTCCGTAAAGAGGATGAAAGTTAGTTTTATCCATACTTATGGGATAATAAAGGACAGTTTGACCTATGACCCTCTCTATGAGTTCGTCATTGATCTGCTTAACGAGATTGCGCTCTTTCTCCCCAGTAAATAACGGTGGAGGTGGAGCATCAGGTTGTGACCATTTGTTATCTGCCATTTATTTATCCTACAAATAATGAAGGTGGGATATTCTTCAATACATTTTGTGCTGAATCACTGATATTACTATCTTTCTCAGCAAGTTTCTCATATGTAAGTTCATCAAGAACTGTTTTTAGTTCGTCTCTAAGAAGATTTTGTTGCTCTTTAGCTTCAGAAACAAGTGCTGGACCATTTAAAGTGACACTCTCATTAGGAATAGGGATCGTTGCAAACTTTGATCTGATCAATCCAAGCATTTCCTTACAGAGAGCAAGGGCAAATCTCCTAATCCACTGTTTACCAATTGAGTTAATCTTGTCATAAGGAATATTCTCAAATGGTAGCGTGTTCATGTTGTTGATTCCGCTTGCTCCGTTTTCCTTCCCTGCCTCTTCTGACCATGGATCTGTTTCTACTGTAAACTCAACCCAATATTTTTGTGGTCCACTAGTGTATGGCTTCGGGAAAAGTCTAAGATTATTATCTTTAATCTCGTAAGAAAAGTGAGAAGTTCTAGTATAGATCGCATCCTCGAATGCCATAGCTTGAGCCTTGTTCTGCCAAGTTGGAATAATCTCAAACGTAGAGTCATCTGAAAATTGACCATAATAAGACAAGTTTCCTACAGTGTTCAAGCCACCGTAGTATCCAAAAAATCTCCACATTGCTTGCGGCGTCTTATAATATACTTTTCTTACTGTAACTCTCTTGTCTCCGTTGTCTCCAAGCTTTCCATAAAACGGACTATCAGTATCTGTTGTCGAAGTATTGCTAATGATTTCTTGCAAATCATAATCTTGTTGACCCGTAACGACATCAACAGATGCTGAATAAATCGGCGTTGTGCCGCCGAGCCCTGCTTGAGTAGAGACAGCATCCCCAACTCTTTGGGCATATTGGAAGTCGAACTTAGGATACTTCAAACTAACATTTGAGCCACTAAGTGTATCACCTCCGACCAATTCTCCATCCGAATCAAAAGAGCCTGTGCCGGAGCCAAGAACACTTCCAAGAACGTTTTTTGCCTGATGGACATTAACAAGATATGAATACTCAAGACATGCCTCTTCATAAGCTGCATACACTTGGTATTCTGTGATCTCTATATCTAATACATCGCCTCCAAGTTTCTTATAGACATAAGTTACTTGATCTGCTGCACCTTCTTTAAATGCATTGAGAGCCGCTTCAGAAGATGCGTGGTCAATGTATACTCCATATGGGAGCGGATTATCTGTGCTATTAACATTGTCAACATTTCCAGTTACAGGTAACCTAGAGACGCTTACAGTGCTTGATGGTGTTAAAGTTGGATAAGCCATTCATTATATCTCCTTGACACAATCGTATCATAGTAATTAGTTGCTGCCCACACTTAAAGCAGCATAAAACAAAAAAGCCCCGCCAAATGAATGACGAGGCTCTGTGCGTTAGCTAAAATATAAACAGATTATCCGTTCATATCTTCGCAGATAACGAGACCGTACATATCAGGTCTAACCATCTTCTTAGCGTAACGGGTCATGACACCCTTACGAGGTACGAAGTCCGCGACACCGAAGATAGTTGGAGTTACCTGAAGTGGTACATATGGT